ATAGCTTCCTGTAATGCAGCAGTAAGTAAAGGAACAAGTTTACTTTGATCAATTCCTTGATAAACAGGGTTATTATCAGAATCAACTTCATCTTTTGTTCCACTTATTGCTTCTGGAACTATTGAACTAACTTCATGTGCTAAGAAACCATCAACTGTTGTGTCTGGGTTTAAAATAAAATTAAATCTTTTTGGTTGTAGTTGTTTTAATCTATCTGTGGCATTAGATATTGTAACTACATTTTCTTTTAATCTGTAATCAGAAGATGTATTGTATTGAGTACCACTGTTATTGGTTTTTATAGATCCAACAGTTGTTGAACTTCTTTTAAAAAGTACAAAATCACGAAATGTTGAATCAATATTAGCAGTTCTATTTAATAATAAAACACCATGTCCACTTGTATCTTCTTGTATTGAAGTTCTATAAGCAGCATCAGGAGAATTTGTACCAATACCTACTTTTCTAGACGAATCTATGACCATAGCGTCACTTGCTGCTGTTCCAAATCGCATTTTGTCAGTGCTATGGTTGTAATCAACTATTCCAGCATTTTTTTGAGATCCACCAGATGTACCATCAGCAAAATAAATAGATGAACTATTACTAGAACCAGCAGCAATAGTGATTCCATTATTTCCTGATGTAGTACCTACAACTAGAAGATTTGCGTAATCATCAAAAGATGCTGGGCTTGTGTTTCCAATTCCAAATTTTCCAGATGAATCAACAGTTGCTCTAGTCGTCCCTCCTGTATTTATATTGACAGTATCAGATCCAAACGATAAACCAGTATTTGAATCCGTCCCTTGAATTGCTGGACTAGCGTTTGATCCATCAACTCCAGAAATTCCAGTTGTGCCGTTAATAGATAAAGCCATAATTAAACGATAGTTACTACAGAGGTTGCTGGTATTGTTAAGGTTGCATTTATGGTTAATGGACCAAAAACTCCTGCATTTATATTAGCTGTACCATCACCGATTGTATAGTCTTGATCCATCGCATTCTCATTCTCGTGAAAAATAGCCTCTGAGCCACCACCAGTTGCTCCGCCGCCACTACCGATATCCCCCCAGTTTCCGTTTTGATACCCTTCAAATTTGTGTGTGGAAGTATTATATCTAAAATCTCCGTTAGCACTTGAGCCTCTATCACTAGTACTCCCTGCTGGCATACGAACACTTGTTACATAGTTATGAGTTACTTTTCCTGTAAAAGTTGCACCAGCTAAAGGAGCAAGCCCTAAATTAGCTTGAGTTACATTACCAATAGTTATAAACCCATTATTACTAGCGTTTACTATTTTTAAAAGGTTTGAAGTTGTATTAACAACCAGCATATTTGCAACTGTAGCTGAGTGTGCTGGATCTGATGAGCCACTATTTAAACTCTGTATAGCAGCAAAGACATTATTGAGGTCGGCTCTTACATTCGCCCCAGAATCATTATTAATTGTATAATCTGAAACTTGTGCCATAAATTAAAAGCTTTGTGCCTATTCTACCCTCCTTTTGCAAAACCGACAGCTTGAAATGTAAAATCTCTGTTTACTATACTACTTCCATTCTTAAAAACTATTGAAAAGCCTGTCCCCGAAATATTACTTAATTCAAAGAAATCACCACTTTGCATGTTTTGACTTGTAATCCCTATGCTTGGCAGTGAGCTATTTGTACCTCCTAAACCAGCAGCACCTGTGAAGAAAGGAGCATCGAAAGTGTAAGCATTTGGTTGACCAGTGCTTGCACCAGTAGTAGTTAAAACTGTGCTTTGTGTAGTTCTTCTAGTGAATGATGCCGTATAACCAAGCTCTGTAACCTTGATACTAGCTGAAGGGTCTGTTGATGCCATAGAACATCTAAATTTGAATCCACGCCCTTTGAAGTTTCCATTTGTAAAACTTTGAAATGCCGTATAAGTTGCGGACCCAGAAGGATCATCTTGTGTAATTGCAACCGCAACATCTGAAGAAACATTTGCAACATCAATACCATCAAAATTCTGTCTTTTATCTAATTCATCTATTGCATCAAAATTATCATTAGGTAAAAAACCATTTGATTTCAAATGACGTTTGAAATTAACATTAAACACACCTCCTAAATCCAAGAAAGAAGTGCCAGCAGCCCCACCAAAATCATAAGTACCAGATGCAGCTATAGTTAAAACTTCATCTAAAGTTGCTGTCCCATCTAAAGTATTAAAGTCTGTAATTGAATCAAAACCTAAATCTTGTAATTGTAAAAAGGTGTTTGTACCATCAAGCTCTGTGTTGGTTTTTGTTCCTTGAAATTTAGGATTATCTTGATCTTCTCTTCTTGTTAAAGCAGATAAAAATGTTTGATCCTCTGGTAAAGCTATAATTGCAGAACCTTCACCAGCACTTCTATTTCCTGTATCATCAATAAATTTTAAAATATATTCACCATCTAATTTAGGTAGAGTTGCAGAGGTAGAGTTGCCAGCCACCTTATCAAGTTCTTGAGCAGTAAAAAATGTTCCAGTTCCGTCTGTTAATACAGAATGTCTGATCTCCACGAACCCCCCATGAAGCACATCAAGAGAGGTGGATTGATCGAATCTAACCCTTACAAGATCAGTGTTTTGAATAGGCTCTATTCTTACATTTGTAGGATCGTCTGGGAGGGCTGTCTTTCCTAAAGTATTGACAGTAAGAATCGCTGGCTCTGCGCTGGGCTTATCAATAGCATTAAAACTAAAAACCCTAATCTCATAAGTACCTTTTTGACTATTTTCTATATCAAAAGTATTGCTAGTTACATTTTGCGTAATAAAATTACCATTATTGAATCTATATTGAACCTGATATTTATTTACACCTAAAACAGGCTGCCAATTTAAAAATATTTTACTTACAGCATCACCATCAATAACAACAATTTTTTCTTCGGCTTCCAAATTACTTGGTGCTGGTTTTAACTCGGTCAATACAGTTGTTGTTCTTGTTGGTAATGCAACACCATCTTCAACAAAAGCATATTTAGCAGAATCGTGAGCTAAAGCGGTAACATCAAAAGTCAAATCTGGGTTTTCTTTAACTGTGATAACTCTCCAAGTTGTAGTTTCTAAAGTATCGTTTTGAATTATAAAAACAGAATTTGCATTAGGGGCTTCTGCTTGATTGCTTGAATTTAAAAAAGCCGAACTTACGTTTATTGTTGTTCCAGAAACACTAGAAATAACTTTAGTACTTAATGATCCATCAGGCATAATTACAGTTAATGTTGCATTATTTGTGGCATCTAAACTTGTATTTGTAGAATCATCAACCACTATTGAGGTTGTTGTGGCAGATTTAATTTTTCCACCTCTTCTCAATCCAGCTTTTACAGGGTCACTTATAGAGATTATCTGACCGCACCTTACTAAAGTTCCAGACTCAGGAGTGATTTTAAATGTGCAAGACTCACCTGATTTCTGTTCGTTATATAAAAACCATTTTCCCATGCGTGAGGCTTGACCTCTACTTGTACAACCAAAGCTTCTAATAGTTTTTATTACAGTGCCATATTTTGCTATTGCTGCGGTATCTTCTACAGTTTCATAATCAATAGCTCTTGTCTCAAGGTCAAAATATCCAACATTAATAACAGTATGTCTTGTTTTTAATGAAGAACCACTATAAGTAAATCCTTCTTCCGTTACATTGGCAAGAGTAAATTGATAAACAGGATCAGATGGTCGATCACCAGATATTGATATAGAACCAGCCGCATAAAAGGGCATAACCCTCATCACTGAACAAATATCATTTATTAAATTAAAAGCCTCACGTTGCTGAGTGATATTTACATTGATTGCAAATCTAGCCTCCTGACCGCCTTCCCCATCATCTACTAACTCATTGTTATAAACAGATTGATTATAAAATGTATATTGATCTAAAGAACTTTCTGCAACCGATAGCCCATAGCGGGTGTTTGTCAAAATATCCCAAAGCACCCAAGCTGGATCTGAGTGCCATTCTTTATCAGTTTTAAATGTTCCGTTAAATGTTCCAGCATAAATTATACGACCAGTTTGTATGTCAACTGTGGCATTATGCGGAATTTTTGTCTTGATTCCTCTTAGTCTAAATGACCTTTTAGGGATTCTTGGGAAAGATTCTGCACTAAACCTTAAAGCTAAATGAGCAGTGTCAGGATAAGCGTTTTGTTTAAATATAACTTCTGTCATACTTGACCAGCTAAAAGCTGTAAACTCTGGACTTGTAGTATCAGCAGTTGTTCTGGAAACTCTTACGTTTATAGGAAAGCTTGTATTTGCTGGTAAATTTATTAGATAATCTCTGAAATATGCACTGGTTGATCTTCCTGTAACAGTGTCATCTATTGGTGTGGTGGTAGTTCCATTATTTTGTATTATCTCAATCTTTACCCCAGCACTTGCACCAGTTATCTCTCCATTGCTTTCGACTTTTTGAATATTACTAAATGAAACTGTAACTCTAATTGCATTTACAGAGTTATTAGAAACGGCTCTAGTTATAGGGTTTCCAAAAGTAACGGCAACTCCAACAGATGTTTCTGTTTCAATATTTGCAATTCCATTAATAAAAGTTTGATTAGATGTGCCAAATCTAGGTTCAAAACCTACATCTTTAAAGTTAAATTCACCTTCTGTTGGTGATGTGTTATCTGCGGAACTAAGAAGTAGTTGTGTTCCATTGAGAAATATATCTTTTTTAAAAGCATTGTTATAAGCGGTTGTTCCTTTTGTAAGACCAGCCTTTGATGCTGTTGCTGATCCCTCTATTTCTCCTTCTCCTACGACTTCAACAAGTGTATTGAATTGTTTTGATGAAAGGGTATCGGTGGGTAGTTCTGGATTAGTAAAGATAGTATCTTGACTAAATTCTTGTATGCCAGCCATTATGCGTCACCTCTGACTTGAACTGTATCAATACCATTTGAAACTGTCACTGAACCAACTATAGTCTCTCCATATATTAAATTAATCGGAACACCACTTTTGCTAATATTGGTTATTCCACTGAATGAATAGTTTGAAGCAAGTGAAGCTGGGTCTGTTGCGTCCATGCCAGACGGACTCATAGTAGGTGGTTGTGGAGCAAGCATTGAGGTTACACCATCAACGATTAAAGAAGTACCAACAGCAGTGACGATAGACCCAATAATACCTGTACCAACAACGCTTGAAATTGCAGATGAAACACCACCAGCCAAAAGAGGTGCTAGTACAGGAGCTAAAAAACCAAATGAACCAGACGCAACAGGAATAATTCTAATATCACTTTCACCAGACATGAATATTTTTTCTTCAGTAACTAATTTATCTCCTGTCCATACTCGGTAGTTGTTATTTAATAAATGACCTTCTAACTCAGGAAAGTTATTATATAGAAAACTAAATGCCTGTCCTACATTATTAAGATCAGCTTCAAATGTTGACTGACCTAATATCTGCCTAAGTTTTCCATAGACTTTAATTGTTCTCAACATGAC